CAGTTAACACATGAATTGTTCCCATGTGTGCCGCCAACCACTTTTCTTGCCGTTCTTCACGGCTTAAATCCTTGCCTTGGTCGATTTCGTAATGGCATTTAAGGCACAACGCCGCTACTAGGTTGTCATCAGCTTTGATGCCCCGACCCTTGCCACCGCCCCAATTTGTGTGTGCCGCCTGCACCATGTGCCCCGAACCGCAGGCTTGGCAATCAAGGCTCGCCACCAGTTTCAGCAGCTTTTTGCTTCTGACGTATGAATGTTTTTCTATCAACTATGGTCTCCAATGTGGAAAATCTGTGCATATTGGCACATTCCAAGCGCCTTCTGCGTGTATTGCCTGTGGATATTCTCGTTTCTTTGACTATTGTCCATGTCCCGCATTCGGGGCATTTCATTGGTGCGCCCTGTCTTGCACCCTGTTTGTGGCTTCCCTTGTGCGCCAAACCTCAATGTCAAGCCTTGCCGCCTCAATTTCCCAACGCAAGGTTTCCTCTTTTTCAATTGCCGCCGCCAATCCTTTAAGTAGCTGGTGGTAAGTGGGGTCGGCGTAGGCTTCCCGTTCTTGGGCATTTGCCGCCTCATACCCCATTTCTAGGGCATCTTTCATCAGCAACGCCTTTTGGCTTTTGCGGAATTCCTCAAGGTAAACCCTTTGGGCTTTGGCTTCGCCATAAGCTGGCGCTTTGTCTCGGATGGCTTGCGCCGCTTCTTCTGGTTTCATTTAATCTCCACAAAAACAAGAAATAGCTTCTTCATTAGAATCAAACATATCAGTTTGTTCCGCTGAATATTTATACATTTGGGCATAATTTGGGCGATCAATAGCAAAAAATTTTCCATCACCATGGCATCTTGTAGCAGCTTGTTCTTCTTGTTTTATCCACCAAAGCGCCCTCTCAGGCTTTTCTTGAATCAAACTTAAAATTTGCGCTTTAGGTTTCAACATACACAAATCGCAATTTCCATGCATTGTTTTGCCGTTCATGTTTGGCAATTCAAGATCAAAAGATTGATTCTTCCAAAAATAACCAACTTCTTTTGATGAAACGTTAGCAGAAACAAGTGGCATACAAACCGTTTCATGTTTATTTTCGGGATGCGGATTTGCCCGAAATTTAGCCACCCGCCTTGGTTCATCGGCCCTTATGCCAATAAAAGAATCCCAATCTTTCCATCCAATCGACTTTAAATGTCGGTGCATGGTTCTTGTTTTCATTTGACTAGAACAATATCTAGCCCGACCATTGGGCAAAGCGGGTTGAAACCAGTCAATTACAGCCTCAAAAGGTTGCCCATTTCTACTTGCAGTTTTGTAATTAACAACTTTTGAAATTATTTCGCCATTCTCAACAGCAAATTCCAACCAGGTAATTTGAACATCCCATTTTTCAGAACAATCGTTTACAAATTTCAATGTGGCCTCTTCTTCTTTACCCGTGTTGCAAAATATTACTTTTGCTTCACTAGGCAATTGCCCCCCCCCAACTTCTAATACTTTGTGCAACATATAAGCAGATGTTCTACCACCCGAAAAAGATATACAAGTTGGTGTATCAATTAAAAAACTCATTTCAAAACTCCAATCATGCGTAAAGCCCCGTCAGGGCTGTCAATCCTTACCAATGTACCTCCGCACCAATTTTCAAAAAAGTCGGCTTGTAGGCTCGTTAAACGCTTCTTAGATGTGCTTTTGATTTCCACCAAGAATGTGTGATTCTTGTAGCCCACCAAAAGGTCAACAGGCAAGCCAATGATCCAAACATAAGCGCCAGCGGCTCGTAAGGCGGCAACAATTTGGTCTTGGTTTGCGTCAACTCGGGCGGCGTATCTCATTTTTTGATACCAAACCAACGCCTGCCAATTTGTATGCCAATGCCGTATCTTGGAAAAAACAAAAAACCAAATCCAACACTGTGCATTTTTTGTACATCAATTTTCATTTTTTTAACCTGTTCATGTCTTTGCGTAACTGGTCAGCGGCGGGTTGTCCACGCCTTTTTGCTATGTCGGATAAGGTCATTTGCCACCAACCGTAGGCTTCCGATTTCCCCTCTTCCATTGCTTTCTTGCGATACCGCTTGATCCACTCCCGTGCTTCGCATTCCCTCTTCCATTCCTTCGATGTGTCCATCAATGTCACCCGTCATTTCTAATGCTTTTTGTATTGTGTGGGGTGGGTAGGCTATGCCATCACGCACCCGATCCAATATAGCTTTTGCGTGTTCGTAGTTCATCAAAAAGCCTCGTCATCTTGCCAATGTTTAACTGGCTTGCTGTTGGACAACAGGGATGCAATTTCTTTTATGGCTGGTTTGCTGCCCGACCATTGGTGTTCGCTACACATTGGGCGCATACCTTCCATGTGAACTGACCAGCGCCTTTGACATCCTTGCACACTGCACATTAGGCGTTGAAATTCATCAATGCCATCATCTTGTTTGCTGGAATATTTATCTTTGAATGACATTATTTTCTCCCGTTATCGTATTGACCTTCGACCACTTTTAGAAAATTGGTTGGCATCATCAACCAATCAAAACTTGCTTTCCAAACACGACCATTGCGGTTTTGTGTTCTGCCTGACAAAAAATCAGATTTGTGGACTTGCTGAAAGATTTGCCGAAATATTTGAATTCCCTCATCTTTGGATTTCAAATCATCTTCGGCATCCACATCACGCCAACGGCTAACCAAGTGCCTGCGCCTTGTGTCGTTCAGCATCAAAACCCGTGGCAGGCTTTTGCATTCTTCGTGGTAAAGGTTTAAAAGTTCTTCTGTTGGACAACTTATGCGTTTCGGGTTGACAACCGATTTATCGGTTTCAACGAATAACTCTGTCTCTGTCTCTACCTCTGTCTCTGTCTCTGTCTCTAGACCATCATCTTGATATCGGTTTGATATCGTGCTGATATCGTCTTGTTCCAACCAATGAGACAGCTTGAAAATGCAAACTTCAGTATCCTTTTCTGACATTCTTAGCCGAAAAGCCAATTGTTTGGTTGGTGGAATGCGCCCATCATCCTCACTGGCTATTAGCCACAACATGACCAGCGTTTTTGCCGCTTTTGGGTCAAGTTCATGCCAATCAATATCATCTAAAAGGTCACGATATAGTTTGACCCAAGGCGGCTTTCTGTCTTTAAAGTGTTGAAATTTAGACCAGTTTTTTATTTTCACTTGTTGAACCTTTTTCAAAAGCACCTTTAAAAGAAACATCGGCAGGGGAAGGTGTAACCCTCTTCGGTTGGCTCATGACTTCCAACCTAGCCGTGTCTCAACTATACACAATTTTTTCGTTTGAACCACTCAGGGCGCAACCCTTTCAACTGCCAAAGCCGCCCCTGCGGTATTGTTGACCACTGATTTACTGCACCACGGGTAATGCCAAAAATTCTAGCAAGCTCACTCTGTGACCCCGCCAATTTGATTGCCTGTTCTTTTGTCATTTGCTTAGTTTACTATACTTTGCTACAAAACAACATATTAGGGAAACTACCTACAAAATAAATTAAAAAAGTGTTTGACTTCTGTTTAGTTTGCTATACATTACTACCCATGCCCTAGCAATTCGCACAGGGTCTTTTTAGGAAAATCATGAATCAAAACCCAAATCCCATTGAACACTACAAAAAACCTACCGACTGGTCAAAGGTCGCTTTGTGGGTTGTTTCTATTGCCGCCCTTGTGGTGGTTGCCCTTGACCTTTTTGTTTGGAGACCATAAATGAACGCCGACCAAATCATTGAATCAATGCGTGACGTTGCTGAAAAGCAATACGCAGACGAACCCGCACAGCACCGCCTTGCCTACCATGTTGGGCTTTTGGAATCCCGCTTGCGGGAATACATCTACCAGCTTGAAAACATCCAAGATGAATTGAAACAGTGCCAGCTTGACTTGATTGCAAAGGAATCGGAATGAAAATGATCACATACCCTCTACTATGTTGGCTGGCGCTCATAACCGCAGGCTGTTCTAGTATGCCTGGCTACACGCCCAAAGCGCCCGACCAAGAATTGATTGTTGACAAACAAGTGCAACCAATGGGGCGCAATGAAGTTATTGACGCTGTACGCCAATGCGAATCATCAGGGCTTCGTGCTATCCCCTTGTATGCCAAACGCAAGATCAATGGCTACACAGTCGAAACCGTGGTGGAAGTCACTTGCGGCCCTAAATACGCTTACTAAGGAAACATCATGGAAACCAAAGAACTGATCGAACGTGCATTCCAAAAAGAACCGCCAATTGGCAAGCACATAGCCGCAGCGTTTGTCAAAGCCCAAAAGCAGTTTGGCAAGGCATTAAAGACTTCTACAAACCCGCATTTTCGTTCTAAGTATGCTGACCTATCCAGTTGCATTGACGCTGTTGTAGGGGCTTTAAACGAAAACGGTATTGGCTTGATGCAACGCACCTACGAATGCAAAGATGGGGTTTTATTGGAAACCGTTTTTGTGCATGAATCAGGTGAAGTTATGGAATGCGGGTTGCTTCATGTACCCGCCAGCAAACAAGATGCAATGGGTTTTGGCTCGGCTTTGACCTATGCAAGGAGGTACTCAATTTTAGCCGCCACTGGCCTTGCACCCGAAGATGATGACGGTGTAGCAGCCAGCCGCCGTGCGCCAGTTGAAAGCAAAGTTGATGCGGGTCAGATGACCGACCACATTGCTGCTATTGATGCCAGCGCCAACAAAGAGGAATTACAAACCGCTTATGCCGCCGCCTACGCAGCTTGCGAGGGCGACCAAACATGGCAAGCCAAGGTAATCAAAGCCAAAGCTGACCGTATTGCAAAAGCCAAAAAGGAGAAAACAAATGGATGAACAACGCACAGATGATTGGTTTGCCGCACGATTAGGCAAAGTCACAGCCAGCAGGGTGGCAGATGTAATTGCCAAGACTAAGACGGGTTACAGCGCCAGCCGTGAAAACTATATGGCGCAACTGGTGGTGGAACGCCTAACCCAAACCAAAGCAGATTCATACACCAATTCAGCAATGCAATGGGGCACAGATCAAGAACCATTTGCACGGGCGGCTTATGAGGCGGCACAGGGCGTAATGGTCGAGGAAGTGGGCTTTATACCTCACCCAACAATTGAATGGGCTGGCGCTTCGCCTGATGGCTTGGTGGGTGATGATGGCTTGGTAGAAATCAAATGCCCTGAGACTAAGGGAATGATTGAAGTGCTGTTAACTCAAAAAGTGCCACAAAAATACTTCACGCAAATGCAATTTCAAATGGCTTGCACTGGTCGTAAATTTTGTGATTACGCTGTATTTGACCCCCGAATGCCTGCCAAGGCGCAATTGTTTGTAGCCCGTATTGAAAGACACGATGCCTACATTGCTGAGATTGAGGCTGAGATTGTCAAATTCTTAGCCGAAGTCGAATCCCAAGTTCAACAACTCAACCTAATCATTGAAAGCAAATAATGTCAAAAGTCAAAAAAGAAATTTCCGCAATTGTGGGTCAGTACACCAACAAAGAGGGTCAAACCAAAAACCGTTACCAGCGCATTGGCAGCATCATTGACACACGCAATGGCGAAATGCTCAAGCTGGATGTAATCCCTTTAAAGGAAAACGGTTGGGACGGGTGGGCATATTTGAACGACCCCAAGCCTTATGAACCCAAGGGTTTGCCCTCTAATGATGACGATATGCCGTTCTAAAATGAACCAATATCAATTGAATTTTGAGGCCGAAAAAGCCCGTGACATAGGAATTCAAAGGGCGGTCGATCATGCCGACAAGGTAACCCCAAGTTGGTCTGATCGGGCGGTTGAATTATTTTTGGCTTACTGCCAAGAAAACAAAGGGACAACCTTTATGACCGAAGATGTTCGCTGGTATGCAGAGGCTCTCGGCTTGCCCGAACCGCCCGACAAACGTGCTTGGGGTGCTATTGCAATCATGGCAAAAAGGCGGGGGGCAATTCGTGGCAATGGATACGCCCCTCAAAAGGCTGTAAACGCCCATTGCGCCCCCAAAACTGTGTGGGTGGCACTATGACTTGCCCACCTTGCACACATGATTGCAACCAAGGTAAAAATTGTCCAACAAGAGGAAAAACATATGATTTGCAGTATCGCCATTTCGTTTCTTTTAATGACAGTCGGCGCTGGAATTTTGATCATTACCTTGTGGATTCTTGTTCAAATTCTCTTGGCTATGCAGGATTAAACGTTGCGCTCAAAGTGGGGGCAATCAACAAGGCTTTTGAAATTGCCACCCCACCTGTTTTTTGGGTACAGGCTTTCCCAATACGCACCTAATGGCGCAATAATTTCTTTGTCCCAAATAATCTTGCCATCTTTGAAAAAGTTTAAATCAATAGCGCAGCGTTTCAAGTGAATGGAGTTCATGGTCTTAGACCGACCTGTTTTGAAATAAATGGCTTGTTGTTCGGGCGTTCTAGCCAGTTCACCGCCTGTCACCACAAAACCTTGGTCGGTAGCGTATTGGATCAGCTTGCACATATCCAAAAGGAATGCGGCTTGTTCTTGATTAAGGCTCATTTTTTGCCTTTCATTTCTGCTAATTTTTCAATAGTTCTGCCGCCAAAGTAAGCGCCCATTATCAGCATCCCCCATTGACCAAGCAATTGAACATAAGATTCGTTGGCATTCAAACCAAAGGCGCTCATCATGGCAAACAGGAAGTAGCCAAAGAAGATGGCTATAAGGCTCATGGGGCGAATGTTCTTTGACAGCCAACTGTCGCTGTTCATATCCGATTGCCAGCGGTCTGTGACGTTGTTATCTTCGTTCTTAGCGGCATCGGCAAACAGTTGAAGTTCTGCCAATTCCATTTTGGCTTTTTCAATGCCCAACTCAAGCAAACGCTCTTCGTGTTCAAATTGCAGTTGGCGCAGCTTGCTAACATCCTCAGGGGTTGGTGCGTCAGGAATTTTCACGCCCAAAGTGTTTTCCACAACTTGTTTGCCTTTGGCTTGGATGGCGCTTGACAACAGCCCCAAACCGTTTTCGGCAAGTGTTCCCAAAAGGGAGGCAACTATTGGAATCATTTATCTTCCTTTTTAAATGTAGATTTCATGCCTGCTCTATCTTCTAATATGGCAATGTGCAAGCGATTGATTTGAATGTCATCCCTGTTTTTTTGAATTTCTTTTTCTAAATCTTGCCGCAGTTTTTCCCTTGCCAATTCTGCGCCTGTGTTGCTGGCTTGTTTATTGTCAGAGGTCACCACCAAACTGATTTTGCTGTTAAGAATAGTCACCTCATGGGACAAGTTAGACAGCGCCGACATAAGATAAACCACACACGAAAACAATAAGGGCAACAAAGCAAACGTGATTTTTTCAACCAAAGCGCCTTTGCTTTCCATTGCTTGAATTTTTTCCTCGCTCATTGCTCTTTTTCCTTTTTTATCTGATTTATTAGCCGCTGCACTTGTTCCTGCTGGCGCTTAGTTTCCTTTTTGGCTTCAAGAATGTCAATATACATGAATGCAATGACAGGCAGGATTAACGCAAAAACAGCAGTCATGCTAATCAATGCTATTACGAACCCCATTTGGCTATCCTCATTTGCCGCAGGGCGAGGAATAGGAGGTGGAGGTATATAGTAACTATCATTACCGCCCCGATTATTAGCGCTTTGTCTTGGAGGTTGTTTAGCATTTGCTTTCGTTGCCATAACGCCTTCCTATCTTTGGCTTCCTGCTCTAGCCTAGCTTGTTCCTCTTCTTCACGCAATCTTGCATATTCTTCTTCAAACCTTGTCCACACCGCACCCAAAGCAGGGTCAACATGATAGATAAGGAATTCACGCAATTCAACCGCTTGGCGCTCTAACTCAATTTGGTTAAAAACATTTTCTAAGGCTTGCGATTTTAAGGATTTTGCCTTTGGCGGGTTGCGCTTTTGTTCTTCCGCTTCTTTTTTTACTTCTTCGTGCGCTTCAAAGAATTGGCCTATAAAGCCCGATATTTCTTTGGTGATTTTATGAAGTTCACCGCCCGTTTGCTTTATGTCTTTATACAGGGCTACTCCCTGCTTTATTGCAGCTATTGCAGCAAGGGCGGCGGTGAATGGATCAATTTGGTTTGCCTACCCAGTGGGACACATACCCAATAAAGCTTGATAGCGCAGAGACCAACGCCATGCCAGCCCAAAAGCCACCACGACCTTGATTGGCAAGGGCAACTAATTGGGCAAGCTGGCTTTCCATCTTGTCCATCTTCTTATCCATATCATCAAATCGGCGCTCGTAGTCTTGGACTTTTTGCCAAAGAACGCCGTATTTAACTAAGTCAATTTCGGGTGTTGCCATTATTTCCCCAAATCTTTTACTTTGTTTTCACCAGTTTGCTTACCAAGTGCCTTAGCCTTTTCCATTTCCTTTTGGGCTTTTTTAGCGGCTTTGGTCAATGCTTGCTGTTCCATTCGGGCGGCATACTTTGCGCCAGCTTGCTGACCAAGATATGTACCAGCGGCAGCGCCAGGCACTTCGCCAACAAACCCACCTATTGCCGCACCAGCGCCAGCACCTATCTTAGGCAAGTTGCCCTCAATCATGCCAACACGCCGTGCTTGCAACGCTGCACCCTCGTAGCCGTGAACGCCTGGCATTAAATGACCAGCATAATTAAGCGCATGGAATTTGCGAATTTCATCGGCAGGGAACGTTTCTAGAATCTTTTGACCAACAACAGAATTCATCACATTGTTGGCAGAGTTTTGATTCCATTCGCCCATCTTGCCAGCGCCAGCCTTTTGAACTTCACGGGCTAATGCGCCATCAATTTCGGCTCTAGCGGCGGCGGCGGCTTGTTGCAACTCAGGCGGCACGGCTGGCAAACCATCAGGCGCACCCCTAACCCTGCCATTTGCCAATTCATCCAAAGTATCCCGTATGTGTCTCCACTGGTCTTTGGGTAAATTGTTTAACTTAGATGGTATTTTTTCTAGCGGGGTAGATGATGTAACAACGCCATTTGCATCAACTTCACCAAACAAATTCTTTATGCCCTTTGAACCAAAAATAGTTTTTTCAACTTGATGCACTTTGTCACCAAGTTTATAAAGGGCTGGATCAGCAACCGCCGCAATGTCTTTGTCAATCGCTTGGTTAATTTCACGAATAGCATTGGCTTTTTCGGGCTTCCATAGCTTGTTCATGCTTTTGCGAACAGCATCAAACGCCGCCACAGAACCAGCAGGGGCAATCGTGCCATCAGGCAATTTGAAACCAACAGTCTTTGCTAGTTCAATTAAATCCTTTGCGCCCTTTAAAACATCCAATGTGCCATCGGCTCTAAAGGTTGCTCTAATTTGTGGGTCAACAAATAGTTTGTCAGCAAATGAACTGTTAATTTTGTTGTTGCCAACCTTTTCATAAGCTGAATCGTAAATTTGTTTTTTAGCTTGATTCAAATAACCCGTAAGGCTTGATGATGCCAAATCATCTTGTGAAGTGCCATACATTACATCATTGATACGCCCACCACGCTGTTCATCATTGATTAGACTGCGGGAAGCACCAGTAGCGTTTACTCTATCTTCGGCAAACTTTGACAATGCCGCTTGTTCATTTGCAATTTGCTGTTTGAATACTTGACCTTCGGGTGTATCCAATTTAGCTTTTGTGTATTCATTACGCAATAGATTTTCGTTGCCCGTCACCACGCCTGGCCTTACCGCACCGCCTGGCATGATTTCTTGAACCAGTTGGGAACGAATTATTTGCTCGTTAACAGGAACATCTGTTGGGGTCTTAGATAACTTGACTTGCGGGAATTGTCCACGCACGGTTTCCTCGCCAGTAATCTTGCCAGCAAACGGGTTGTTTTGTACGCCAGCCGCCCCAACGCTACCCGCTGGCGCTTGTCGGGCTTCAAATTGGGCTTGCGCTTCGGCTTTGGTAAGTTGACCAGGCCTGACAATCTCCAACTCTCCTGCCGCTTGTTGCAACGGCTTAACAACTTGTTTAACAACTGGTGCAACTTCTTTAACGGCTTGAGGCAATGCAACAGAACCAATGACCACCATGTTTCTAATGTCAGGCGCAGGGATTCCAGTTTTTTCTGAAATCTGCTCGGGTGTCATACCTAGCACGTTGAACATCTTGTTAACTTGTTCAACAATAGGCTCAGTTAAACCGCCTAATGGTTGTTGATATGTTGGTTTGCCTGTAATGCCCAAGGCTTTGCCCAAGGGCTTATCAATGGTTGCGGCTGCGGCTTGTCCTGTTTTTTCAGCTTGTTCGGGCGTTTGCGCTGTTCTTGCCAAAGCCTGTACGCCAGCACCATAGGTGGCAGGCACAATTCCATAAAGAGTATCAATAGCGCCAGCCACACGCTCGCCTAAATCTTGCCCAAGTATTTGTTTAGCTTCAAAGCCTTTTTGCAATACTTTGCCTAAAATTTGGCGCACAGGGTTAACTGGTTTTTGACTTGGGGCAACCTTGCTTTCTTGTGTGCTTGCAACGGGTTGGGTTGGTTGGGCGGCAACAGGTTGAACAGCAGTTGGCGGGGCAACGGTGGCAGGCTTACCCATTAAAAACGCTTCTAATGGGTCGCCTGATGTTTCTGCTGGCGCACTAGGCTGAACTGCTGGCGCAACCCGTGCGCTTGGCGTTGGTTTAGGCGCTGTCTTATCCATGCGCCCAATTTCACGTTGCAAGCCAGCAATGTCGGCTTGAAAGCGCAACTTTGCTTGTGGGTCACTAGCAGACGCAAGCCTATCTTGCGAGGCTTTTAATTCGCTTTGCAATATAGCCAATGCATCCTTGTCCCGCTTGGCTTGATCTTCGGGCGCAATTCGTGTGCCGCCAGTTGGCTTGGGTGGTGCTGGGGTTGCAACCGCACCGCCAAAGAATTGTTCTAAAACATCATTCATTTGCTAACCCCAGTTTCCGACAAACTTTTGATGTTTTTATACTTTTTCAAAAAATCATTAAATTGTGCTGGATTTGGGAAAAGTCGATTTAACTCTGCTTTTTGTTTTACAGGGTCAGTTATGTCACGGGTGATATTTATGGCTTCAAAAATCTTGCTGTCAGCATTTGCATTCCATGCTTGCTGATAAGCCTTCATGTTGTTATCGCCAAATTGCAGCGCAAACTTCTGTGCGCCGTTGGCTTGCATATCAAGGTTGGTTTGGTCGGCTTGCACCCTACGGGCAATTTTTACCAGCACTTCAGGCGGCACTTTGACCGTTCCATTTGCTACTGCCGCCATGTCCAACCCAGCCACAGTCCCGCCAACAGAACCCATTGCCTTGGAATTTGTAATAGCCATGTTTGCCAAGTCTTTGGCAAGCATATCGTATTCTTCACTTCCAATAGCTGAACGAATCTTTTGCTCAATTTTGCCTGGTATGCCGCCCTTTTCAAAGATTAATTGCTGTCCAATCTTGTTGGCTTGCTGTATTACTTCCTCAACGTTGCGCCGACCTTGTGACAAACCCATTTGACCATTTACTAAATTTGTTCGGTATTCAGCGCCAGCGGCTTGGTCTTTTTCTTCGGTTGGCTCTTTAATATAGGGTTGATCTGCTCTGCGTACAGGGTAAGGCACACGCATACCAGGCGCAACCTCAGTGCCAGCACCAACTGGGGTAGCGCCTCCTACAACTGGTGCGCCGCCTTGCATACCACCAGCAATAGCAATTGTGGCAGTAGGCGGCTGTGCCCCAACGCTTGGTTGTACCGTAACCGTTTGTCCTACTGGTGTTACTTGTACCGATGGCGCAAGTTGGGTTTGTTGTTGCGTTGGGGTTAACAAAGTTTGTGCGCCAGCGATAGCCTTGCCAGGCAAATCATCGCCTGATTGCATCGTGGTTTCCCAAATAGTTTTGTATGAATCTATCAATCGGGACAAATCGGGGTTGTCAGGATTTTCTTTTTTCAACAAATCCATTTCTGCTATGTAGGCGTTTTTGTCTTTCACACCAAGGCGACCAAGAATAGAAAACCGTTGGGCAACCATTGAACGTTGGTCTTGCGTCAAACCTTGTTTGGCTTTGATGGCATCGGTTTGTGCGCTGCCTAAAGTGCTGTATTTGGTTATGTAATCAGCGCCCGTCAGAGGTGCAATTTTGGGCACTTGAGCATTGATCTTGTCAATGTCAATCCGACCATTGGTTTGAAAGTTATTTGGGTCAGCAAAAAACGTTTGCATATTGCGGCGTTCTTTGTCTTTTTGTTCTTCAACAGTTAAAGAAATTTCACCCGTGCGGGTAGCCTGTTGCTGTTGTTGCAACAATAAAGGATTGACTTGTTGGGCTTGCTGATAGGCTTGCGCCCCCCTTGCAATACCAAGCATATCGGCAAGTGAACTCTGTGGCACAGGCTTGATTTCTGTGCCTATTGTTGGAACATTAAAAGTTGCCATGTTTTATCCTTACCCAATGTTTGATGTGTAAGGGATTGGAACTTGTGTGCCATAACCTTGCGGCATTATGGCTTGCTGTGGCCTTAACAATGATGCCAAGGTTGCGGCATTGCCAATTCCTTGATAGCCCCCCGCCATAGCATTTGCTGCGCCAATCTGACCAGCGCCAAGGGCTGATGCGCCACCAATACCCAACTGACCAATATTAGCCGCAGTGCTTGTTCCAAGGTTAGCAGTTTGACCAACAGCAGTTTGACCGATGCCAGCAATACCAGCCAATCGGTTGTAGACGTTTCCAAGCCCTGTTTGCTGTTGATTGAACTCTTGTGTTTTTTGCTTCATGTAGTTGTCAAGGGCGTTTTGGTAAGCATTACTTGCGTATTCTTGTGCAAACTTAACCCCACCACGCTCAACATTAGAACCGCCACCGCCTACATTTAGCGCCTGTCGGGTCGCCCCCAAACCTTGACCCAACATAAATTCATAATTAGGCGCA